TTAGGTCATGCCGCTAACTATGGAACATATGATATCACGCACAGCGTATATCAACAACAATACTTTATTAACACACCTAATCCCAGTATAAGTGTAACAGCAACATTCACTGCTCAAACAACTGGAGAAGCGGCATACAGCGCCGCTGCACTGCACTTTTTTAAAGCTGCAACTAAACCAGAATTTGGCGGAACATTTTCATCACGTGCGGGGGTCCCACCACACGTAATGAATTTTAGTGCATATGGCGCCCTACATGTGCAAAATGTTCCAGTAGTAGTAAAATCATTTACCTACACATTAACTGAAGAATCTGACTATGTTACTTTCAATTCAGCAGTTGGTGAAGTATCACTGCCTACTATCTTTATCGTAAGTTTAGATTTAGGGGTACAGTATCCACCAAGCACAGTCAAACGTTCTTATAGTTTAACTAACTATAAAAGTGGCAACGGACTAAAGAGAGGATTTATTTAATGGCAACCAAGTACGATCCAGGAAGTAATTATAGAAATACTTCTATAGTTGATAACAAATATTTGGATATATATGTATCTCCTATCGTAGGAGACATTAATGATTATGAGTTGCAGGATATTGTTGTTGAAAACAAATATAATCAGCGTCCAGACTTATTAGCATACCATCTTTATGGTAATGCAAAACTATGGTGGGTTTTCGCAGAATATAATCCTGATATACTAGTTGATCCAATTATTGATTTCGTAGGCGGAATGAAGATAACAGTACCGACAAGGTTTGGATAATGACTATATCAGAAAATTGGCTATCAACAGTTAACAGCCCAACTTACAATTTTACATTATATCTTGTAAAAGCAGAAGTTGCAAATGCTCCAGAGCAGTTATCAAATGATTCATCATTTCTTAACACTGGTAGAGCTTACATAATTGCGAAGTCAGGTTCTGAAACAACATATAATATAGACAACGTTGTCTTTACTTCAACACTTGTTCCAGGAGAACGAAGTGGAAACGTACAGATTTCTAATATAAACTTTGATATAACAGAGGTATTAGGATTTGACTTATTGGACCGCGTGTTATCTGTTAGTAGTGATTTTGGATTTAACAACATAACAGACGCGGCGTTTGTTTTAAAATTAGAATTCAAAGGCAGGAACCCTGTTACAGGATCATTTGCATTTTACCCTGGTATATTTTTCTATCCAATACGTTTAAACGCAATAAGTGCATCTGTTGGCCCTGATGGCGCCAGATATAACATTACCGCTGTAATGAATCCATCCATAGCACTAACGCAAGCCCGTGTAGAGACAGACATTAGTTTTACTGGTGTAAGAACAGTAAGTGACTACCTAAATAATTTACAATCTAGATTAAACCAATACGAATCAGACATCAGAAAAAGCGACCAGAATGATATAACTGAACCTGGACGTAAACATTCAATAAGAATGGGATCAAGATTTGCAAGTGCTTTAGCTAATGCTGAATTTGCTGGCCTAGCATCAAGCAGTGATGGTACTGCAACTGCGTTAGAGAAAGCTGAAACTCTCTCCTTTTCAGTCAATGTCAATAGCAGTGTACCTACTGTTATATCAGACACATTGACTAAAGAAATACCAGCATATCAAGAAATGTTAAGAATCGCAACGCAGACTAGGTTATCAGGTGCGGCTCGATCAGAGGGATTCTCGCAGAACGCATATCCATATATTGTTGTTAACATGGATATAGAATATGGGACAACGACAGATATAGATCCGCACACACTACAGCGTATAGATACAATAGTATATACAGTTGAGTTATTTTATTCAATGACCAGGCCCGATTCTGAAGTACCATCTGATGAAGTTAGCTATAGGACAGATCCATACCGTCAAGCTCGTTTATTTCAACAAATGCGTCAGTTTATGGCTAAGAGGTATAGTTATTTGTTTAGCGGTGATAATACTGAAATTTTAAATCTAGATTTAAACTATGACATGCTTTATTTTTCTGCCAAAGCACCATCTAGCGGATTGAATTATACAAATCCTGCACAGGATTTTCAACCACAGGTGGCAGAACCAGCAATCAGGTCAGCTGGTGGATTTTTATCTGGCAGGACAGTTGTTCCGCGGATTAGAGGGTTAATAACACCTGTCTATGATTATACAAATGCTAGTGCATATAGACAACGTGTTTCAGAAACAACAGGATCAGTTGATCCTGTTGTTACTACTGAAGCAAAAGAATATTTTGGACAATTTAATAAGGTAATTAATTTACAGATAACCATTAAGGGTGATCCGTTCTGGATGGGACTGCCTGGAACAGACACGTCTGGTGGAACACTGTCAAATGCACAAGATGTTCTTAAAAATGATTCACTAATAGGACTAGTAAACTTCCTACCGCACGAATCTGTAACTTATACTACCAATAGACATCGAGGACGTATGGATCCATTTACTACTGGGGTATATAGAGTTACGCAAATATCAAGTAGATTCCAGATGGGAAAATTTACACAAACTTTATCAACTACAAAGCACACTGAATTAACAACGGCGTTAGTAGAAAACGCATTTATGGGGCTATTATAATGGGCGGAGATGTAAAAACAACAGGTATAAACATTCCAGAACGTGGTAGGCGCGGTGATACACGCAATGTAAACTTGCCAAATGGAACATACACTGCTACTGTAGTATCAAACGAAGATGTAAATCGTACAGGACGCATTACGGTTAGAATTGGTGAACACGGATCTCCAGAAGACAATCCTGCTGAACACGTTGTACTACTCATGTCACCTATGGGCGGCTCTAATGGACACAAGGCATCGTCAGCGGATGTAGAAGATTCAAATACTACCGCACAGTCTTTTGGTATGTGGCCGCAGCCACCGGCGCCTGGTACAAACGTAGTAGTACAGTTTAGTCCAGGTATGCAGCAGGGCATATTAATGGGGTCATTACTTACTGCACAAACCAACCATAATATGGGAGGCAATGCCAGTTCTGAAGATAAGGATGGAAACATTGGACCAGTTGGCGAACAGAACCCATATGACACTGATCCACAAACACGCCCAACTGACACCGCACGTGGTGAACAACTAGCTGAACAAGGTTTGGAAGATGATTACGTTCGTGGACACAGTATGAGTAGTGCTAGACGTGAAAGTCCAAGCAAAGTTTTTGGTATTACAACTGCCGGCGGCGCTGTATTAACTATGGATGATGGCGCCGCTGATGGTAGCGGCAGTCAGAACATACGCATACGTACACCGGGCGGCGGACAAATACTTATTGACGACAGCACGGGCATAGTATTCATTACTAACCAGAGCGGTAGCACACATATTGAAATGAACGCTGCCGGCTGTATTGACATTTTTAGTGAGAATAGTTTTAGCGTTGCATCAGCACAGGACATCAATTTCCACGCACAAGGCAATATTAACATGCAAGCTGATCAAGGTATCAATATTCAAGCAGGCGGCGATGGTATAAGAGCTGCAACTGATGGACCACTGCATATGAAATCAACAGGTGTTGCCAACGTTCAAAGTGATGCTTCACTAAGTTTGAAATCCTCTGCTGCTATTAAAATGACAGCACCCAAGGTTAATTCAAACAGCGGAGCAAGTGCTGACGCTGCTGAAAAGCCAACCCCAAATGGCCTAGTAGAAAACAGTGGCGTGTCACAAAGCGCAGCTAGCCGTGTTCCAGAGCGTCATCCATGGAACGGTGTGCCTGGAGTTCAAGAATCATTTACAACAGGGCAAGGGAAACCAGTATAATGCCTAATTATGTAGTACGCCCAACAACTGTAACAAGTGAAATGCTAAAAGACTTTAGCATATATCCCATCACTAGTGAAACAGCCGTTACTGAACTAAAAGAATTCCGTACACTAGAAGCAAGCCCACTACTACTTAACTTTGCGTTGCGACAGTACAAATGGACACCCTATCAGTATGCTGATGCTGAAGGAGTCAAACGCATTGGCTACAATACAACAAAAGGTAATGATGGTGTAGGACTAACGGAAACCCAGTCATACAGCTATTGGTTGGAAGATTTTAAAAATAAAGAAAGACGTTTTAAGAGCTTGTTTCCACTTGACAGTATGACGCAATCACAGTATGATGCTATGGTAAGCCTTCATTACTTTACGGGAAGATTTGAATATGTAGGAACAGACATCTGTAGATATGATCTCAGAGACTACATTAGAGAGCGCAAGTGGGATCATATTGGAACAGTATTCATTTACAATGGTGCTGATCGTATGAGAACACAAGCAGAAGCAAAGATAATGATGCTTGGAAATTATGGAAGATACACAGACAGAAGTTTGTTAAAGGAACGTGGACTACAGTTAATCAGAGGGAATTATCCAAACAGAATCAAAGACGCACTCGCACGGCAACAGGCTGAATACATATATTACGTAGAGACGCGGCGATTCTTACCCGGATTAACACAGGCTAGAAAACGGCAGATAGTAGATCAAGAACAGCGGTTAAGTTAAGGATTACAAAATGGCTAGGGTGTTAATACTAAACGCAGATGCACAACCGCTAAGTTTACTACCACTTAGTACCATTAGCTGGCAAAACGCTGTTAAAGCATACTTTCAAGATAAAGTAAAAATACTCCACAGTTATGACCGCGTATTACATGCTGCAAACTTCCAAATGCAGATGCCCAGCATTGTTATGCTAAATGAGTATCAAAAGTCTCCAGCAACCGCAAAATTCACACGTAAGAACTTATATCTGCGTGACAGTAATCAGTGCCAATACTGTGGCAAAAGATTTAGTTCAGGTGACCTAACCATTGACCACGTGATTCCACGTGCGATGGGCGGACGTACTACTTGGATGAATACTGTTAGTGCTTGTATGCCCTGTAATAGTCGCAAAGGTAAACAACTTCTGCGACCATTGCGTGATCCATTCCGTCCAAGCTGGCACGAAATGAACAGCAATGCTAAGAAATTTGACGTTATTATACCAGATCCCGCCTGGCAATACTACATACAATGGCCAGAAGAACATTTAATAGTAGACGAACGTCATAACGGAATGTCAAACTAAAAAAATACCCAGTGGAGACACTGGGTATTATCTTAGCAGTTAATTTCTGCATAAATATTATTATGGCGGAAATTATAGGCATATCAAACTCAGGAACTACTTGTACAAGCGTGACGCTTACAGACTTAGATCTGGCTTTATCAGATCTGAGAAATCATTTTTCTATTGTACCAGGTGAAAAATGGACACTGCCTGATTTTGGTAGCTATATATCGCATTATATTTTCGAACCACTTGACGAAGGTACTATTGAATTAATTCAACAAGATGTTGAACGTGTAGTTGCTTATGATCCAAGATTCGTTTTGGATAGTAGTAGTATAGATGTTATAGAACGCGAGCACAAGGTAACAGTTAATATGAGTTTAACTTATATTCCACTGAGCCAAGTTACACAACTATCAATTGATTTTGATCGCGAAGTATTATAAGAGACAAAAAGATGGCACAACGAGTAAGACAAACAAGATTATTTGCAGCAGAAGATTATATGGCTGTTTATGATTCTTATCTAAACGCAAACTTTAAGGCATTTGATTTCGACACCATTAGAGAATCAATGGTAGAATACATTAAATCAAATTATCCCGAAAGTTTTAATGACTGGATTGAATCCAGTGAATTTGTAGCATTGCTTGATGTTGTAGCTCAATTTGGACATAACTTGGCATTTAGACTTGATTTGAATGCACGTGATAACTTTTTAAGTACTGCTAAAAGACAAGATTCAGTTTTTAAACTAGCTGAATTTTTAGGTTATCACCCGCGCCGCAATATGCCAGCCAGTGGCGAGTTAAAAATTGTTAGCGTAAAAACAAATGAAGATGTATTTGGTGGTAGTGGAACAACACTGGCAGGCAAGGAAATTCGTTACGAAAATTCAAAAAATAATAACATTGATGACTTTATTACTGTACTAAACGTGGCACTAGCACAAAATAATCAATTTGGAAATCCAAGATCACAGGTAGGAATCAATGGTGTTACTACCGAAATTTATAGTTTTAACAATACCTCAAATCAAATTGTTTTTGAATTATCAGGTGCAGTATCAGGCAGCAAACGGCCATTCAACGCTGTAGGTGTAGATTATAACTTTTTGAATAGAACATTAGAAGAATCAGATCCTGATCCTGCTAAAGCATTTAATATTGTTTTTAGAAATGATGGTACAGGAATTAATAGTGACAGTAGTGGTTTTTTTGTAAACTTTAAGCAAGGCTCGCTTGCTTTTAAAGATTTTAGTATTGACTCACCTATAGGAAATTTATCTCTTGACGTTAACGTCAACAATGTGAATAATAAAGACGTCTGGGTACAATCAATTAACGACAATGGAAATGTTATTAAGAATTGGAAAAAGGTTGATAACGTTTGGGGATTGAACGAAATATACAGTGTGTCATCTAAGGAAGATGAAAACACTACGAGTAGAGATATTTTTGCTGTAAAAACTCGTGAAAATAATCAAATAAGTATTTTGTTTGCAGACGGACATTTCGGAAATTTACCTAAAAATCTTATTCGTGTATGGTATAGAGTTAGTGAAAACTCAACATATGTATTGCGTCCTGATGACATTGGATCAAAGAAAATAAATCTCCAGTATACTGGAATCGATGGAAATATATACACTCTAACACTTACAGTTCAACTTAAGAAAAGTGTATCAAACGCTAGTGTGTCAGAGTCACTTGACGATATAAGAGAAAACGCACCAAAAATATATTCTGCGCAGGATAGAATGATCACTGCTGATGATTATAATAATTATATATCATCACTGAGTACAGGTATAATTAAATCAAAAAGCATAAACAGAACACACAGTGGCCATACTCGTCATCTTGATCTTAAAGATCCAACAGGTGAATATGGTAAAGTTAGACTATTTGCTACAGATGGCTTATTAAAAAAAGCCGACAATACAAAGACTGATGTTGCGAATAGCCTGACAAGTTATTCAATATTTGAGAATTATGTCAAGCCACTTTTGTCTGATCATGAATTGCTATCACTGTATTATGATAAACATATAAATTATTTCTTAAGCACTAGGGATGCCTTCCCTGGAGTTTTCTATTGGAATACATACGACGGCATGACAGGATATATTACGGACGCAACATCCAATGTGGTGGGAAATAATAATGAAAGCATTTATACATATTTCCTACAACCTGGGGCAATGGTAAAATTTGTTAATGGTAACAATGTTTACTGGGCAAGTGTTTCTAAAATGTTTGCTAACGGGTTGGGTGTTGACAATAATCTTGGAAACCCAAGCGGTTTGACAACCACTGGGCAGGGCGCAATCACTCTTGATGTTGAAGTGCCTACTGGATCAACGATTGAAATTATATATATGGCATTTTCTAGACAGTTCACTACAGATGAAAAAACAGAAATCCTGACCGAAATAGAAAACAAAAGAAATTTTGTCATCAAATACAAACCATTTAATGGTACATGGCAAACAGCGATCAATCCAACTATTTCGTCTGCTCCTTCGCAATATAATTTTAATGGTAACGAACCTAATGACTGGATGATCCTTTTTGAATACACTGGTAACACAAATGCCGAGACAAGTAGATTTAGCTATAGTATTACAGTGCGTGGGGTAAGATATGTATTGGAATCATCTCAAATAAGATTTAGTAATACCAGTAATGAATACAGACTTGATGGATATACTAAGAAAAAAGTAAGAGACACCATATTGTGTTTTAGAGAAGGAAATGAATTTGAGAAATTTTATGTATACGGATACGATGTTGACGAAAATGGATATTTCACCCCAAACCGTGTTAATTTGTCATTAATAGATGATGATGAAAACTCACGACCTGACAATCCAGAATCATTTACTGATATTGTTGGCGGAGAAAATACTCAAATAGCTGATCAAAGATTTGAATGGACACACATTCCTGCTGTAAATGAATTAATAGATCCTAGTTTTAGTAATATAATAGATGTGTTTGTATTAACTAATTCGTATGATACAATTTATAGAAATTGGCTATTTAATGACTCAAATTTTACAGGTGAGCCACTTTCACCAACAATAGATGAATTAAATCAACAATTTTCCGATGTTGCATATAAAAAATCAATCAGTGATTCCGTAATTTATAGACCGGTTAAGTATAAGGTATTGTTTGGTAATAAAGCATCATATGATTTACGGGCAAAATTTAAAGTTATAAAGGTAGCCGGAACAAAGTATACTGACAGTGATATTAAATCAATGATACTAAAATTAGTATACGATTTTTTTGATACACGAAATTGGGATTTTGGAGAAACATTTTATTTTACTGAATTAGCATCATACATCCATAAGAATATGACCAATATTGTAAGTAGTTTTGTTATTGTGCCAGACGATCAAAACAGTGTGTTTGGAACATTGTTCCAGATCACACCAATGAGTGATGAGCTGTTTATACCAGACGTATCACTAAGTGATATAGAAATTATAAGTTCAATCACAAAAGAAAATATTAGAGCAATAGGATAAGAATATGTCAGATTTTAAATCAGATAATAACGAAAAAGCGGTAAACAAAACTAGAGCAGGTCGACGACCAGTAGTAAACATTGATACATCTGAATTCTTACCTAAGACTTTTAGAACTCCGCTAAATCGTAAATGGTTAGACGCTACACTAAATCGGATGGTTTCAAAAGGAGATCTTGAAGATATTCATGGCTTTGTAGGAAAATATACTGGAGAAGTACTGGACAAATACGACGATGTATATATTAACACTGGATACGAAAATCAACTAAGCGCAGCAATTGTCTCTGAATTTAATGACGTTGTGGTAGACCATATATCAGGCAATGATATCCTTAATAATATCAATTACAATTTTGAAAACTATTCTCTCAATGGCGCATATAATAGTCAAGCATATGTTTTTGCTCCACCCATCAATATTGATAAGTTCTTAAATTACAGTCAGTATTTCTGGGCTCCTATATTGCCAATAATTGAAATAATTGATAATAGTGCTCCAGAAATTCTGGATCCTACTGTTGTATACGCTGGCAGACCATTCGCATCATTTACAACAACTGACGGTCCAATAACATTACATAATGGTATGATCGTAAAATTTGTTGGTAGCAGATGGCCAGTAGACATTATTAATAATGTATATCTGGTAACCGGTGTTGGAAAAAATATACGTTTTAAAATTTTAACAACGACAATTTCAGTTACTGATATTTCAGAGACATACGATCTGGAGTTAGAAGTCTATACTAGCGTAGTACCACATACAGACAAAATATCTGGAGAGTTTTCTGTTAATAATAAAAAGGATTATATAGTTATTAATAATTCTGACGAAATTTCGTCTGCATGGTCACGTGCAAACTATTGGGTTCATAGAGAGACATTATCATACATTCTAGAATTGAATAGAT